ACAGTTGTAAAAAACAATTTCAGTACCCTTATTTGGGTTTGCCAAGAGATGAATTAGATTTAGCATTTGCTGAATTTTTAACCAAAACGCTTTTAAACATACAGGTGCATAAATGAAAGAACTAGCAAAATCATTAGTCACGGCTCAGGCAGCAATGTCACACGCAGCCAAAGATAGTAAAAATCCCCACTTTAAATCTGCATACAGTTCGTTGGCATCAGTCATTGACGCTGTTAGACCCCATCTTGCAGCAAACGGATTAGCCTTTGTGCAAAAGCTACACAACTCAGACAACAGCGTAGGCGTTGAAACTGTGTTGATTCACGAATCAGGCGAAGAAATGTCTTGTGGAATTCTTTATATTCCAGTTACTAAGAATGACGCACAGGGGCTAGGCAGCTGCGTTTCGTATGGAAAACGCTATAGTTTGCAATCGGCTTTAGGTGTCGCTAGTGAAGATGATGACGGTAACGCAGCAACCAAAGCACCGCCTAAACCAATCGAAAAGCTAATTGAGAAACCAAAAGGCATTGAGCTAGACAGCACTATTGCTCAAATGGCATCAGCGGTTAGTTACGAGAGCTTAAAAGACATATTTAGAGCTGCATGGACACTTTGCTTTAAAGAGCAACAGATTCCATTGAAGGCTGCATACGATCAATTTAAAGCAAACTGGGAACAACAATAATGGCAAACGATCTTAACCGCTGCGAGTTTATTGGTCGCTTGGGCAAAGACCCTGAAGTACGTTACACCGCTGACTCTAATGCAATCTGTAATTTCTCAATTGCGGTAGGTTATAAGACCGCAACCAAAGAAACGACAGAATGGGTCAGGATCACGGCGTTTGGCAAGTTGGCAGGAATATGTGCCGATTACCTAAAGAAAGGCTCACAGGTCTTTGTGGCGGGTCGTATGACTACTCGCAAGTGGCAAAACAAAGATGGCGTGGATCAATACACAACTGAGGTGGTTGCTGACCAGATGCAAATGCTTGGTGGTCGGCCTGCTGAAGATGCACCGCCAGTTGCTGCGCCTGCCAAACCAAAATCTGACGCTTACAGGTCAATCAAAGAGGGAATTGTTGTGCCTCTTGATGAAATGATCGACGATGTGCCGTTCTGATGACTCAGACAGAAGAAGCAATACTTATTTCTTGGAGATTGCAGCAATGGTACGAAGGCATGGTTTTAGACACTAGAGCCATGCAAGACCTACAAGATGCAATCGAAATGCTTAAACAACTCGCTAAAAAGGTACAAAAATGATAATTAAATCAGCAGACTCAGAAAGTGGTCATTGGTACGCAGCTGACGGTTCACCAGCGTACAAGATAATTGGCAAGAACGGTAAAGAACGCAACACAACGGTTCGTGACGCACGGGAACTCAATTTAGTACCGTCGGTAACTACGGTTTTGGGATTGGTTGCCAAGCCTGGTTTATCGAACTGGCTGCAACAACAAGTCTTACTGGCGGCGTTGACGTTGCCACGCATCGATGGCGAAACAGAGGAAAACTGGCTAGAACGGGTGATGACCGACAGTAAGTCTACGGGTCGTGACGCTATGGATCGAGGCACACAAATGCACGGAGTGTTAGAGCGTTTTTACCGTGGCGAACATGATGATTACCCGTTTTATGTTGACCAAGTGGATGCGTCAATTAAAATTCACTTTGGGCATGACCAGACTTGGGAGGCAGAATGCTCGTTTGCATATGAAGGATTTGGCGGCAAAGTTGATTTGATTGCTGAAAACATCGTGATCGACTTTAAGAGCAAAGATAAGCTCGACAAGGTTGTGCCGTATCACGAACAAATCATGCAGTTGGCGGCTTACCGTGTTGGCCTTGGTAAACCTACGGCTAGGTGCGCCAACGTGTTCTTTACTGCTGAAGGCGATGTGAAACTGATCGAACATTCTGAGGACGATTTAGCCTCTGCATGGGATTGCTTTCAGTATTTACTAGCGTTCTACAAGCGTAAAAACAACCTATAATAAATTGCGGGGAAAGCTAGTGTCCCAAACACACTCCTTGTTCGGCGAGTACCCGCACCTTGTTGTAAAAACCCCAATAAATTAAAAATAATTGCAAAACTAGGGTTAACACCTATGCAATTATTGTTTAGATAGCTTAATATCTAGTCATGGCAACAACGCCATACGACAAATAAAGGTACATAAAATGAGTGAACAATTAGTAGATTATTTAGAACACATAGCCAAAATTGGTATGTTTCCAGAAATTACAGCATCTAACATCACAAAAATGGAGATGTGCGCTGCTAATTTTTGGGCGTCAAAAAATCATCGTTTTGAGGCTAACACAGCACGTTTAAGGAACTCAAAATGAAATATTCATACATCCAACTAACAGACGAAGGCAAGCGCCAGTTGATGCGTGAACTTAGCCGTGAGCTTACCGACAAAAAGATTGCAGAGTTAATGGATCAATTTGCAGATGGCGTAAAAACAGACAGCAATGGCGAACCGTACATCAAAATTGATGCTGATGACGTATTGTGTTGCGCTGTGCCAATGTACACACACTTTATTGACGTTAACCATATTGAAATTGTGACAGCTAACGAGGAGGACGGTAATGAATAAGCGTAACTGGCCTTACGGCACGGACATGAGCGAACCAAACTGGACGGGTCGCACGGCTCGACAGATGCGTGATTACAAACGACCTGATGACCGTATACCACCTGTAGCGTGGGTAATGGGTTTGTTGGCATTAGCGTTAGTGTTTGGTTTTTTTCCACTTTTATCATTGGTGATGCTATGAACCAAGTCGCTCGCAACACAGATCCGTCAACCAGCTGGGCGGCAGCTGATTCTGCAAAGTCTTTAGCGGCTCAACACGCCACGATTATTATTCAAGCCTTATGCAAGTATGGGGCAATGGGGAAAGACGGTATAGCCTCAATTACGGGACTTGATGGCAATCAGGTTGCCAGGCGGCTTAGTGAATTAGAACGCAACCATGAAATCCTGCTAACTGGTCGCAACGTGCAAAGCAAATCAGGTCGAGCCGAACGGGAATGGAAAGTAATGCCAAAACAAATGGATTTAATTTGACATGATTAGGCCAGCAACGCTGATTGACTTGCCATATATTGTCAATCTTGCAAACAAAGAAAGCATGTGCCTTGGTTTTATTCCAAAACCTGCTTATGAGGCTTGCGTAACTGGCGTAAAAACTGGCAAACGATGGAGTACAACTTGTAACGATAAATTGTTTGTTTGTGAAGAAAATGGTGATTTGGTTGGTTTTGTAATGTTTTCTTTTGGCAGAATTAGCAAAGTTAATCAAATTTGTATTCAACCAGATGCCAGGTTAATAGAAAGAGGAAAAGCATTGTTAAGCGCAGGCATTTCACATGGAAATTTAAGGGGCATAGAGGATTTTGCTTGTGGTTGCGCTAATGATTTGCCTAGTAATTTTTTTTGGCAACAAATGGGTTGGGTTATGGTTGGTTCAAGGATGGGAATTAGTCATAAAAACACTTGGAAAGAATCTAGCAAACGTAAAGTAAACATTTATCGTTACCAAACAAATAGCTTGTTTATCAATAGTTTTGGTTTAATTTTGCCAAAAGAAAACGTAACAATTGCTATATAAACATGGGTCAAAAATGAGCTATATCATTGGAAACTTACCGCCAATTAAGTGTTTTGTGCGGCGTGAGTATTTGTACAACTTTGATAAAGGACACGGTGAGCTTGAGCCTTGCATCTGGGTAAGCATTAAGGCAATTCGTGGGCAAGTATTCCGCATTGAAAGCCTGTTGCCACGATACGGCGCACTTTACGACAAATTGCCAATTCAGGCTTATGTTTGGAATCACCATCACGGAGATTTGGATTACGACATATTGCAACTGTGGGATTGCATGGGTTACAGATTTACTGTGCATGAAAAAATTGGCTTGCGTAATCTTGGGGTCAAATTTTTAGGGAAAGACAAAGAATGGCACTTTGGCAAATATTTGTTTACAGTGGATTTTTGTGCTGACGGTATGGATGTAGACACAGGATTTACTGAAGTTGCTGAAGAACACAAATCGTTTAACTTTATCCGGTTAGATAATGGTCAGTTTGCAGCGCAGCCGAACAACCGTTGCCTTTGGTACGATCAATCGTTAATACCGGCTAAAACAGACTTTCCAGACTTTCAGGCATTACGGCACATTTGGACTGTAGACGGGTCACGCAAATGGTCAGCTGGTGACGATTGGTTTTATGACATTGGAGAACGGTATGAGTGACTACTCGCCCCATCCTGCAATCGAATACATTTGGGACAATGCGCCAGCATATGCCAAAGCAAAAGGCGAATTGGCGCAACTGGAGGCGTTCAAGTCAAGCCTAAAAGCTATTCTGATGAAGGAATCAGGAGAAACTAGCATTGGAGGTCAAGAACGTGAGGCTTACGCTCACCCAAAATATCAAACCCATTGCGACGCTATTGGGGCAGCAACTGAACAGGCCGAGTTGCTTAAATGGCGTATGACTAGCGCACAAATGCGATTTGACGCATGGAGAACAGAACAGGCCAGTAACCGTCAGATTGAGAAAATAACAAAATGATTGATTATTCTGAAAGCCTAATTAAACTGACCGCAATGCAGAACCAATACCGAAAACTTGTATTGCAGGGTAAATACGACGCAGCTGCTGACGTTGCTGTGGATATGCAGAATGTGGTTGTAGACTTGCAACAATGGACTGAGGCTCAAGTTGACCAAAGCGCAACGTAAGCATTACGAGAAACTGGCTAACCTTGGATGCTCGTTATGCCGACACTTGGGATACGGTGAAACGCCTAGCCATTTGCATCACATCAGACGATTAGGGATGAAACGTGAAAATTCGCCGGTTATACCGCTATGTCCGACTCATCATGTGGGCAATGATGGGGTACATGGATTGGGTAAAAAGGCGTTTGTGGTGAAATATGGCGTGACGGAGGAAGACTTATTAGCCCAAACTAAGGCATTGCTATGATTGCAACCTTACAACTTCCTTTACCACCGTCAGTAAACGCTTACTGGCGCAATTTCCACGGCAGAACAATACTAAGCAAATCCGCAAGGGACTATAAGGCAACCGTTCAGGAATACGTCACAATCAACCAAACCCCTAATTTTGGCGATGCCAGACTGCAAGCCATTATTACCATATTCCCCAAAGACCGGCGCAAGCAAGATTTGGATAACAGGCTTAAAAGTTTGCTAGACAGTTTAGGCAACGCAGGCGTGTTTGACGATGATAGCCAGTTTGACAAAATAGAAATTGCAAGGGGGGTGATTAAATCAGGCGGCGGTTGTACAATTGTTATAGCTACTTTGTGAGGCCACTATGGACTATCCTGCCGTTTTCGTTGCAACCTTGTTCCATAGCGGGACAAATGCTCATTTTATGCACCTCCAAACGGACAGCTACGCCAAGCATAAAGCGTTGCAAAAATACTACGAAGGCATTATCGATTTAGTTGATACTTGGGCAGAAACGTACCAAGGGGCTTACGAGCAGATTAAAAGCTACCCTAAAGACTTTCACCTAGCCACAGACCCAGTTAAGTACATCACAAGCGTCAAAGCCTTTGTAAAAGACATTCGTGATGAATTGCCTAAAGACACAGAGCTACAGAACATAATCGACGAGATTGCGGGCTTACTAAACTCAACACTTTACAAATTGAGGGCGTTCAAATGAAAGCGGGACTATACGCAAACATTTTAGCCAAACAAGAGCGAATCAAAGCCGGAAGCGGTGAACGCATGAGAAAGCCAGGCGATCCAGGCGCACCTACGGCTAAAGACTTCAAAGAATCAGCTAAGACAGCTAAAGACGAGAAGAAATGACAGCGGCTTGGCAACGCAAAGAGGGCAAAAACCCTGCTGGCGGTCTAAATGCCAAGGGTCGAGCGAGTGCCAAAGCAGAGGGCATGAACCTCAAGCCACCAGTAAAGTCAGGTGATAACCCACGCCGAGCCAGTTTTCTCGCACGCATGGGTAATATGCCAGGACCGATGGAAAAGGACGGTAAACCAACCAGATTAGCGTTAGCCTTAAAAGCATGGGGCGCATCAAGCAAAGAAGATGCCCGATCAAAAGCTAAGAATATCAGCGAACGCAATAAGTAGGCTAAACTATTCATACTTAAACTACCACAATTGGGTAAGTAATGAAGATAGAACAAGTCGCAGTTACGGCGCTAATACCTTACGCTAAGAACAGCAGAACGCACGATGACGCACAAGTTGCCCAGATAGCGGCAAGCATTAAAGAGTTTGGCTGGACAAACCCAATCTTAGTAGACGGGGATAAGGGCATCATTGCAGGCCACGGCAGGCTTATGGCGGCTCGAAAGCTAGGCATGACAGAAGTACCAGTCATTGAGCTCAATGACCTAACACCAACACAAAAGAAAGCCTACATCATTGCAGACAACCGATTAGCGTTGAACGCAGGGTGGGATGACCAGTTGCTAACCATTGAGCTCAACGAGTTACTTGCAGACAAGTTTAGTTTAGACTTGCTAGGATTTAACGCAGACGAGCTCAATGCGCTGCTAAACCCAGTTGAGATAAACGAGGGATTGGTAGACGAGGATGAAGTACCTGAACCGCCACCAGAGCCGATCACAAAGCTAGGTGACGTTTGGCTATTGGGCAACCATAGACTTATGTGCGGAGATAGCACAAGCATTGACGCTGTGGAAAAACTTGTTGATAACGCTAAGATTGATCTTTGTTACACCGATCCGCCATACGGTATCAATGAGAAAGGCGATAGATCGAAAAGAAAAGGGTCAAAATCTTTATCTGATGGCGTTCAATATCAAGATTTTAAAGATGATTCGATTGATTACGCTGTTGAGGCGTATCAAATTGTGGAAGGCGTTTTACAGATTCCACGGCAAGTTTGGTGGGGTGCTAACTATTATTGCCATGCGCTGCCACAGTCTAACAATTGGTTTGTATGGGATAAGCGAGTTGAAGATAAACAAAAAGACACACAATCAGACTGTGAGTTGGCTTGGATTAAATCAACCTGGTCATCTGTTCGCATATTTAGACATTTGTGGAAAGGTTTAATTAAAGGCTCAGAGCATGGTCAAAAGCGTGTTCACCCAACACAAAAGCCTGTTGCTTTAGCTGAATGGTCATTTGATTACTTTAGAACCGTCAAGACCGTCTTAGACTTATTTGGTGGGTCAGGCTCGACTTTGATTGCGTGTGAAAAGACAAGCAGACAATGTTACATGATGGAGTTTGAACCCCATTACTGTGACGTAATAGTAAAGCGGTGGGAAAACTACACCGGCAAGACTGCAGTTCTTTCGGAGTTATAAAATGGCTCAAGGTATAAAACACAAGCCAACTCAAGCAGATAGGGACACGGCAAAGCGTTTATCGGCGCTAGGTTGCCCACATGAGGACATTGCCATTCGCTTGAAAATCTCAGCCGATACCCTGACAAAGTATTACCAGACTGAGCTCGACGAGGGCAGAATTGACGCTAACTCAGCCATTGCAGGCACATTGTTTCAGCAGGCTAAGAATGGCAACACGGCGGCAGCTATCTTTTGGCTAAAAACTAGGGCTAGGTGGAAAGAAACAGACCGCCATGAGATTGCTGGCGCTGATGGTCGTGACCTGGTGGTTAAATGGGCAGAGAACTAATACTGCCGTACTCACCCAGACGGGTATTCAAATCATTCCATAATCGCAGCGAACGTTGGGCTTGCTTGGTGGCCCATCGTCGTGCCGGCAAAACAGTTGCAGCTATAAACGACATTATCAGGGCAGGCTTGATGTGCAAGAGCCAGCAACCGTTGTTTGCCTACATTGCGCCATACCGTAGCCAGGCTAAGTCTGTGGCGTGGGATTATCTCAAACACTTTGCTGCGCCTGTGCTTGCATCGAGCAACGAGGCCGAGCTAACTATTGAGCTTATAACTGGCGGCAAGATACGCTTGTTTGGTGCTGACAATGCTGACGCTATGCGTGGATTAGGCTTTGATGGCGTTTTCATGGACGAATATGGTGACTTCAGACCGAGCGTGTGGGGTAACGTCATTCGACCTACATTGTCAGACAAGCAGGGGTGGGCTGTGTTCGCCGGTACGCCAAAAGGTAAGAACCAGTTTTGGCAGATATTTGAAACAGCTAAGAAAACGCCTGATGAGTGGTTTCACCTTGTCTTAAAGGCTAGTGAGTCTGGACTACTACCCGACACAGAGCTACGGGCAGCTGCCGCACAGATCAGCGATGACCAGTTCCTACAAGAGTACGAGTGTTCGTTTGAGGCGGCAATCCTTGGCGCTTTCTATGGCGAGGACTTACGCAAGATTACAGATGCCGGTCAGGTTAGGCGTGTTGATTACGATCCGCACCTACCGACTTATACGGCTTGGGACTTAGGTTATCGAGATGACACGGCGATTTGGTGGTATCAAGTGGTACGCAACGAAATTCACATCATTGATTATTTTGCGATTTCTGGTGCAAATATTGAAGAAATAGCTAAAATAGTGACAGGAAAGCCATATAAATACGGGAAACATTACCTACCCCACGATGCACGGGCTAAAACACTAGCGGCAGCGGGCAAGTCGGTAATTGAGCAATTGAGTGAGTATCTAGGCATCAACAATATGGCGATTGTGCCTGATTTGTCGGTGCAAGACGGGATTCAAGCGGTGCGTCAGATGTTGCCGCAATGTTGGTTTGATAGCGAACGAACGCA